CTCGCATCAAGATCGTTGCTGCAAACAAAGCAGCTGTAACAGGTGCAAACCTAGTTACTGCGCTATGGACAGCAGCCGAGAAGATGGACATCAACAATGTCCCTGAAGACAATCGTTATGTTGTTCTTGGCCCAACTGAGTATTACAAGTTGGCTCAAACAACTGACGTACTCAACAGAGACTGGGGTGGATCTGGAGCATATGCAGATGGAACAGTCTTGAAGGTTGCTGGTATCAGCATCATCAAGTCAAACCATCTACCTACTACAAACAGATCTGCTGTAACAGGTGAGAACAACACCTATCACGCTGACTACACTGACAACGTAGGTCTTGTCTTCAACAAGCAAGCAGTTGGTACTGTGAAGTTAATGGATCTGAAGATGGAGCAAACTGGTTCTGATGTTCATGCTTTATGGCAGGGAACATTCATGGTGGGTTCAATGGCTCACGGTACTGGCGTTCTACGTCCTGACTGTGCAGTTGAGATCTACTGGGCTACTAGCTAACTTCTGTACTGGGGGGCGTGAGCATAGCCCCCCTCTTTTCTTATTTGTCATGGCTTTAACTCTTACAACTGAACTAGAAGCAATAAATAAAGTTCTTCAAATGACAGGTGAAGCTCCTGTTAATAGTTTGGTTGGACAAGTAGGTATTGCAAAACAGGCTCAAGATTCTTTAAATGCTGCGATGAGAGAGGTTCAATCAGAAGGTTGGACATTCAATACTGATTATGAAAAAATATTGCCGAGAAATACTTCTGATGAAATAGAGGTAAGTGGAACAACAACTCGTGTATATGTTGATCCCTATCTTTATCCTGAATATGACATCATCATTAGGAATGGAAAGCTATATGACAGAAAGACTCATAGCTTTACATTCACGAAAGATTTAAAAGTAGATATAACAACGATTCTTGATTGGTTAGAATTACCTGAATATGCAAGAAGATACATCATGGTTAGAGCTGGAAGGCAGTTACAAGAAGCTGTAGTTGGTAGTGAAGATTATGCCAAGATAAATTTGACAGCAGAACTAGAAGCGAGAAGTCATTTCTTAGAAGAAGAAACAACGAGAGATGAACATAGTATGCTTCGAGGAAATACAAATCAAACTGGACACTTTTCTACTTATAGGCCTCATCGTGCGCTTACTAGATAGCCATGCCATTAGTTACAAAATCAATTCCTAATCTTATTAATGGTGTAAGCCAGCAACCTTCTGCTTTAAGACTGGCTTCACAAGCTGAAAAAGTTGTTAATTGTATTCCTAGTCCAGTAGAAGGGTTAAAGAAACGACCTCCTTTTTATCATAAAAATAGACTTTTTACTGGTAGTGCTGGTTCAACTAGGCCTTTTACTCATATTGTAGATCGTGATGGAACTGTTCAATATTTAGTGTATATAACTGATGGAGATTTAAAAGTTTTTAATTTAGAAGGTGTAGCTCAAACTGTTACTTTTCAACAATATGATGGAAGTGGCAATGAAGTCTCTAGTGGTGGTACAAGCTGTCAATCTTACTTTGATATAGCTAATACATCAGAACCTGCAAATACTTTTAGATTAGCAAGTATTGCTGATTATACATTCATAACAAACAGAGAGACGACAGTTGAGATGAGCACAGCAACATCTCCTAGTTTTTCTCAAGCAACTGGATTGGTTTTTATAAGACAAGCTGAATACAATACAACTTATAAAGTTACATTAAATGCTACAGATCATGCTGAAACGACTGAAGAATATACAACTCCTATAATTGGCTCGGGTGCATCTACAAATGCTCCTAGCAATAAAAGTGTTTGTGATGGATTAAGAGATTTAATTAATAATGATAGTACGCTTGGCTCAGAATATACGGCTACAACAGTAGGAGACTATTTGCTAAAGATTGTTAAGGATGATGGTGGGACATTTACGATTGCAACTAGCGATACGATTGCAGATATGTTTATTATTGGAATCAAAGATAAGGTTGAAGCATTACAGCAGCTTCCATTAAAAGGAATTAATGGTCAAATTCTTAAAGTAATAGGATCTAGTTCAACAGAATTAGATGATTATTTTGTCAAATTTGAAACATCAGATGGTGGTACAGAAGGTAAAGGTATATGGAGAGAGACAGTTGAACCAGGCATTATTTATAAGTTTAAACCTGAAAAGATGCCACATGTTCTTATTAGAAATGACAATGGAACTTTTACTGTTAAAAGACATACATGGAGAGAAAGGGTTGCAGGAAATACATTGACTGCTCCTAATCCTCCTTTCGTTGGAGAGAAGATTAAAAATATTAATGTATTTAGAAATCGTCTTGCATTTCTATCAGATGAATATGTTTCATTATCTGCTGCTGATGACTATGCAAGATTTTGGCCTGAGACAGTTCAAACTCTTGTAGATAGTGATCCTATTCATGTAAGTACAGGCGGTTCAAATATTAATTTCTTAACTTCGAGTATGGCATTTGCTAATACTCTGCTTCTTTTTAGTCCTCATGGACAATTCAGATTAGATACAGGTAATACAGGATTAGGCGCACCTCTTACTCCTGCAACAGCAACTATTACAGCAATGACGAATTATGATTCTAATGATGAAGTTGATCCTATTGGAGTAGGTCGTACTGTATTTTTCCCTATTAATAAAGGAGATTTTAGTGGACTACGAGAATTTTATATTCCAGACGTAACTGGTGGTACTCCAATTTCAACTGAAGTAACAGGATCTGTTCCAAGATATATTCCTAAGAATTTAGTTTCATTGTCTGCTTCTGATTCAGAAGAGATGATAATAATGGTTAGCAAAGATGAACCAACACGTTTATATGTTTATAAGTTTTTCTTTCAAGATGAGACGAAATTACAATCTGCCTGGTCATATTGGGAGATGAAAGGGAGTAAATCAATTCTCTCGACTGATGTTTTAGATAATGATCTTTATATTGTTACTGAATATGCTGATGGAGTTTATTTAGAAAAAGCTTCATTACGCCCTGAGTCTGTTGATACAGGAACAGAGATAGAAGTTCTGCTAGATAGGAAAACAACAGAAGCAAATTGTAGTGTCAGTGTTACAAATGCAGGAGGTTTAAATGCACAATCAACAATTACTCTTCCCTATCCATTAGCAAATACTGGTGTTACTAGATTAGTAGGAAGACCATTAACTGTCGGTGGAACAAATTATGCAGACATTAATAGCTTCCCAACTTCTCAACCTTCTACTAATGCAGTTATTACAATTGTAAATGCAAAAGGTTTAGTCATTAGCAGTACAGGAGGATCAACAACAGGTAAGACGACAGGCAATGCAACTGTTACAATTACTGACTTTCCCTCTTATTTATTCAGTAAGACAATTCAAGATAATGAAGCCATATCATTTACTAAACAAGCTGCTGCTAATACATATAAATTTAAAGCGTTAGTTAAATTAAAACATGGACAGGTTCTAACTCCTACTGCTGAAACAGTTGGAGATGCTTCTAATAATGGAACTATTACTGTTGATGGAGACGTAAGTACGACAGCTTTCTTTATTGGAGAAATTTATGATATGACCTATGAATTTAGTACACCATATCTAAAGCAGCAAGATGAAGCTGGAACTGTTTCGGTTACAAGTAGTCCTTATTTACAATTAAGAAAGTGGTCAGTTGTTTTTGATAAGACTTCTGCTTTTGAATTAAAAGTCACTCCTTTTGGTAGAGATACATCAACTTATATTTATAACGGAATACAAGTCGGACAGAACTTAATTGGTCAAGTTGGTATTCCAAAAGAAAGTTTCAGAGTTCCTGTTATGACTAGAAATATTGATGCAAAGATTGAATTGGTAAGTAGTAGTCCTTTGCCATGTATTTTTCAATCAGCTGAATGGGAAGGCTGGTTACAACAAAGAGCAAGAAGATTATAAGAATGGCAGTTGTTCGACTTTCTAAATTAACAGATGTTCCAATAGTTGCTAGGAACATGAGAAAAGAAGATATTAAAGAAGTGAAAGCTGGATTAGGGGCTTCACCTGAGGGTAGTTTGCTCTATGCTTATTTTATGAGTAAGCCATGCTTGACAGTGATTAGTCGTCACGGACACCTTATGGCTATGGGCGGAGTAGTGCCTGAAGGGAAGGATACAGGTCGCATTTGGTTGCTAGGTTGTCAATCAATGGTTGATGATTCTCTTGACAAGAGATGGTTTCTAAGAAAATCAAAAGAGGTATTAGCTGAAATGCAGAAAAAATATCCATTGCTTTTCAATGTAGTTGATGCAAGGAATGAGGTTCATGTAAAATGGATAGGATGGTTAGGGTTTACCTTTGTTAAAAAACATCTAAATTGGGGGCCAGAGGGTCGAATGTTTTATGAGTTCGTGAGGATTTAATCATGTGTAATCCTGCCATTATTATTGGTGTTTTAGCTGGTGGTCTGAGTTTTTATCAGCATCAGCAAAATATTATTGCTCAAAACAAAGCAATAGAAACACAAAATATTAATGATGCAGCACGACATGAACAACAATTAATACAGACAGCTGCAAATAGATTTAACCAAGATCAGAATTTCGATTCTGTAACTCTTTCTAATGAGACAAGTGAGATTCTTGCTAAACATTCAGTGATGAAAGATCTTGCGGGAATAAATCTAAATCTTGCAAGAATAGATGAAGAAATAGGTAGAAAGAAACGTAAAGGTAAACTAGAAGAATGGGAAGGGAAAGGTGCAATTTTGGCAGCTACATCAGGAGGAGGTTGGAATGTTGCAAACTTGTTAGCTGATGTCGATGCACAATGGGGTAATTTAGATTATGCAGAGGGTCGAAATCTTGCTTTTGCTGGATATCAAGGACAACTAGATAATGAGAGTTCAATGATTGCTTATGCTGGGAATTTAGCTCAATTAAATCCATATATAAAACAGACATTTATTGATCCCGTTAAACCAATTGCAAGGCCGAAAATCAAGAGCAATACAGGATTAGCATTACTAAGTGCTGGTTTAACCGGTGCTAGTGCAGGATTGGCATTTAGTGGTGCTGTTGGGCAAGCAGGTTATGAATGGGGAGGTTGGAGTAAGGGTTGGACAAAGATAGGAGAAGGTGCAAAAGTTGCGGCAGGAGCAGGTGGAGCAGCTGCTAGCACTAGTGGTAATTGGTGGTCTAATTTGAGGAATAGATACAGTTTCTCTACTCTATAAATAACTATGGCTCGTCGTTATACATCTGATCGTCCTTCTTCTAAAAGGTTGGCATCACCAGGAGGTGCTACAAGTTCTATTATCCCAGAAGTTAATTTAGAAGCTTCTATTGATAATACTCCTTTTAGAACTGGCAATACTTATTTTAAATCTCAGCCCTTAAATATTCCTGGTCCTGTTCAAATACCTGATGCACCTATAGCTCCTGATGTTTCTCAAAACACACAGGCTCTTGCTGATTGGGCTGGTCAAATCAATAAAGATATAGATACAACTACTAAAGAATTTTGGAATTGGAATAAAACAATGGATGAGGTGGCAAGAAAGAAAGCTGAAGCAGCAGTTGCAAAAGGAGAGAAAAAAGAAGATTTAATAGCTAGTCAAAAAAACTTAAATAGAGCGAAGAATAAATTAGAAAAAGATGCTGAAACTAATCCCGCTTCAGCTCATTCTTGGAGTGTTTTTCATGGCTTAGATAGAAGAACAGAAAGAGAGTATGACGTAGTTGTAGCAAAGAATGAATTGATGACAGTCTTACAAGGTTTACCAAGTCAAATGAAAGAGCTTTGGAAAGAAAGCACTCTACTTGATGATGGTAAGGGAGTTCTTAGACCTTATTCATTACCAAACGAAGAAGATATATTTGGTCAGAGAGCAATGGAAATCATTAATAATTCTATTAATAATGGTCAAGCATTAGTTGAATCTAAGAGTCAAATTCAAGCTGCTATTTATAGTGCAAGACAACAGGTTTCAACAGAACATAATAGTTGGTTGGATGGAAGAGCTGATACAACATATAAAAAGAAAGTATCTACTTTAATTCAAAATTCATTGAATGATAATCCATTAGATGATTTAGGTTTTATTGATCCAAAAGATTCAACAAAAAGCACAGCTGGTCTTGCAGGGACAAGAACTGTAAATGAGTTTGTAAATGGAAGTGCTTCCAATAAAAATTATCAAGAGCTTAAGAAAAATCTATTAGGTATTTGGGTTAATAGTGCGATAACACATATACCTGCAAATAGATTTGAAGCTGAAATTCCTAATATTAAAAATGAATTACTACATACAAAGATTGGACCTAATACTTTTTTATGGGAACAATATGGAAGTAAAGAAGCTTTATTAGAAGCTTTCGATCTAGCTATAGATAGTGCTAGAAATGCAAAGAGTCAAGTAGTAGATAAAGCAGCAAAAGACAGAGGTGAAAAGAATGGAAGAAATACCTTTGAAGGTTTATTGGAAAATCATAATGATTTTGATATGGAGACACCAGGGATTCAAAGTAAAACTATAGTGCTTCCTGGAGGAGAAACAGTAGTAACACAAATAACAAATTTAGAATATATAAGAGATGAGAAAAATAAATTATATATGGAAGCATTAAGAACTATGGAGCCAGGAGAAGAAAGGACAGCTTACTTAAACGAATTAGATGAAAGTTATAAATTATATATGGCAGGATATGGAAAAGTACAACAAGAAGAAAATTACAATTGGCTTTATGAACAGATAGGCACTACTGATAAACCTATCTATTGGATAGCACAAATTAAAGAGATGGAAAGAAATGGACTAATAACTAGTGAACATTCAAATGATTTAATAAATAATGAATCTTATGGGATTGGAACAGAGGCAAGATCAAGAAGAGAGAATTTCAATACAGGTAATAAAAAGGCTTTAACAGAATTAAGAAATTCATTAGAAGGTTATTATAAAAACAAAGGTGATGAAAATACAACTACTACAGATGAGAAGGTTTTAATAGAACAAAAAATAAGTGAAGTAAATAATGAACTTTTAAAACTACTAAGAGATCCTGGTAAAGATTTTCCGACTAAACAGAAAGAAGCTTTAGAGCTTATTAATAAAGCAAAGGATAATATCAATAAAGCAAATAGTGAGATAATTGCAGCAAAGCGAGGAGTTGATACGAAAGATGAGAGCAAGCAAGAAGGTTCAAATCAAAAAGTTAATTTAACTATTAATGAAGGTGGTCGTGTAAACAATGCAGGAGGAGGAGCAACTAATGATTTTGTAGGTACAACACCACAATCTATTGTAAAAGTACTTAGTGGAAAGAGAAACAAGCAAGAGAATTTAGCACTTTCTAATTCAATTACAAGAGCACCTTTATATTCAAAAACTATTTTTAAGAGTCAGCTTTTAGCATTAGAACAAGCATTTGAAACAAGAGAGAAAGAAGGTATAACTGAGCCTTTAACATGGGAAAGTTTAATTGAAATAAATAAATTTAATAACCTAAGATTATTTGCACAAAGAAGAAACGAAGGAAAAGTACCAGCAGTTAAAAGTAAACTACCTCTTCGTTTTGATGCCTTGTTTGGCAGCAAACGTCCACAAGGAGAAGAACAAAAAAGTTATTCTGAAGCAACAGATATAGATCTTCGCTCTACAGGAATAATCTTAGACAAGATAAATGAACATACAACTCCTAAAGAGTATTTTATAAATCAAATGAACGTACATGGGATAGAAGTAAATGACGATATGATGGAAATGTTAAATAGTCTTTGGCCTGAAGAGAAAACCTCTTCAATCTTAGATAGAGGAACATTAGTAGCAGGTACAAATTTAAAAGGTATATTGCCTAGTCCAAAGAAAGAATTAGAGACAAATATGTTGAATATTCTTCATAGTGGTGAGTCAACAGTAGATACGAAACATGGTGGATATGAAGCTTTTAATCAAGGTGGAACAGATAAAGGGAAAACAGTTCTAGGTTTCAGCGGAACTTATGGAGATCATCCAGCAAATAAAGGAAAGAAGCTAACTGAAATGACTATTCAGGAAATTTTAGACATACAAGATAGTGGATATAATTTTGATATCTATCCAAAGGGCAAAGCAGGAACTAAGAAATGGCAGGATTCAGGTGGTATCCATGCAGCAGGAAGATAC